TCATATCATCTAACCTTGCACCATCTGGTCTTGGTTGATGTTGCAATCTATATGATGTATCTAATGCACCAGATTTATCAGGTAGTTTTTGTACAGCCTTATTTAACATTTGTATCATTTTTCTATATTTAGACATTATAAAACTTCATCTTCTACAATATCTTCTTCAGAACCTAATAATTTTGATGTAACAACACCTGTTAAACCTGTTCCAATAATTGGTGTATATAATGAAACACCACTATCAATATATTTTTTTGCATTTGTATCTACTTTTTTAAGTGTGCCATCAATATTATAAGCACCTTCTTTTTTTAAATATATTGTTGGTGAATCTTTAATATAACCTCCATCAGTCTCAATATTCATGCCTTCTTCTAACACTTGAATAAAATCATAATCTTCTGGTATATGTTCATCATAATCTAATGAGTCATCTTTATATTTATCTAAAAATGATTTATCTGTAAATATTGTTTCGTTTTCAATTTCAACACCTGTTTGTTTAAATAAATCATTTAATACTTTTGGTATTGTTTTATCATAATAATCTTTTAATTCAGGACTATTCCATCTTTGAGCATGTATTAATCCATTTGAAAATGAAACACCATCATATCCATTTTTAGATGCGTATGTTAATGCGTTCTTAATAGCTAATTCAGTAAATCTTTCTGTAGAACCTACAAATGGTGCTGATGGATATGATTCTGACAATGGATTTATTCTTGTATTGTAACTTACAGCTTTGGATAAATTTGTTTTTAAATTTTTTAATGTATCAAAGACTTCTTGTTTTGCATTTGGACTATAATCAAATGTTTTTAATTCATCAGCATCAAATTTATCTGCTTTATTCAAAATACCATCTAATTCACTATTATAATACATAGCTTTGAAAGTTTTAAATTTTTCTTGTGCTTTTTGTACAGGCTCATTACTAAATTCATGTACATCTACATCTACATTATCTAAAAAATCTTGTTTAGAAATATCTTCTAATCTTAAAAAATTGTCTAATGCATTATTTTCAAGTTCTTTAAATCTTTGTTTTGAATAATATAATTTAAACAAATCTTCTATCTCATTTGATGAAAGAAATGCTTTTGTATTTCTTAATAAACTATTTAATTCAGAATTAAATGTAGATTTAATAACAGGGTTTTCAGTCTCTCCTCTTTGAATTTGTCTTTTGTATCTTTCTTGCAATTTTATTAATTCTTGATTATTAGTTTGTTTTTTCAAAAGTTTATCTTTTAATATATCAAAAAACACACCTGCTTTTAATGTTTCAATTTGTTCCTCTATATATTGTGGCTCTACATAATCATCTACATTTGTGTATAATTTATCTTCGTAACCAATAAGACTTTTTTCTACATCTGCCTGTACCTCTGGTTTATAAACATATGTATTATTTTTTAATAATTTATCTATATTAGCATCTGATACAACTTCTTTGAATTGAGCAACATTATTTTTAGAAATGCCTTGATTTACTAAATTCTGTAATTGTTTTGGCTTTAATGTTAAATATTTATATTTTGTCATTTGTTTTTTAATTAAATCTTCTAATGAATAACCAATATTTTTTAAACCAGATTCATCTAAATATTTTGAACTAATTGGTGCATCTTTATGTCCAACAAATGATTGTCCAATGCCTGTAATCTTTGAATCTTGTGCATTTGGCATAATTGTTTGTCTTACACCTTTATATTCATCAATGTTTGTTATTTGTTTTAAATTATTAAAATCATCCAATATATCACCATAAATTACAGAATTTTTTGTATTTATAAAATTCTTTTTTTCTGATTGTCCCATTAACAATTTACCACGACCTCTTTGTGATAAATCTGATTGTATTTCTTCAACATATAATATTTTATTACCATCAATATCTGTTCTATCTTTTGTTCTTAACCATGTTAAAACATTCGGTTCATAAAAATGTGTTGAATTTACATATTCAGGTTTTATTCTCATTATTTCTTTTGTTTCAGGATTCATCTGAAATTTGCCGGGTTCACCAGAATATGCTTCTACAACATTACCATCTTCTAATGCTTTTACTCTATCTGCATCAAAGATAATTTCTTTATCACCAAATTTAACAGACCTCATTCCTGTTTCTGTTGTACTGTAAGTTGCATCTTTGGGAATAATTTTTGCTTTTGACATTATTTCTTTTGTATCTGTTAATTTACCTAAATTTTCAGAATATTTGTCTGGCAAACTTTCCATTGATAATACAATTTCTTGATAATTATCACCACCGGGCAAAGTATAAGCCTCATGTCTTGGCGATAAATCATATCTTGATTGTTGTATTGGATTATTTTTCCTAAATTTTTCTTCTCTTAATGAATTAACAATCAAACCTGATTCATTTAATGATGGGAAAAGACTATTTTGTCCATCAGGAACAAACAATTTACCATTTTCATAGACCTCATAACCATAATCGTCACTTCCTCTTATATCATATATATCTTTGCCTTCTTGAAATCTATATTGTACCAATTCTGGTCTTATATTAAATTCACCACCCATAAATTTCACATTGTCTGGATTTAATTCTTCAATCTCAATTGCTGATATTGTTTCTTTTAAATCATCTGTATGTGGTAATAATTTTGGTTTATCTATCAAAGATTGATATAATTCTGGTTCAGTAAAATCAGAAGCTCCTATATCACTAAAATCAATTTTATAAAATGCATAATCACCTTGACCTGCTTCTTTCATTTTCTTTTCAGATTTAACAATTTGGTCTATTTCTGTTTTATTATCTGATAGATAATTTAATAATTCTTCTTTTGTAACTTTTGGTGTTGTTGCAAAAGCATCTTCAACACCTGTAAATAACATTTCTTCTTTAACAGATTTGCCACCAATTTTTTTCATTTGTGAAAACATTTGTTCTGGTGTGCCTTTTTTTTGTTCCATTATGTCCAAAACTTTTTCTGTAGGTGAAAAAAAGCCTTCTGGATTTAATGCACCAAAACCTTTTTCTTCTGGTTTTAATGCACGAGCACCAAATTTCAATATGTTTAATAATTTACTCATGTATCTTTTTTTGCCTGTAAACTAATATTTGCAGAAAATGACCTTCTTTCACCTTCACCAAAAAATGGATATACTGTATGAAATAAATGAGCAGGAAAAATAAATATATCTCCTACAATTGGCATACAACATAGATTGCCCGGTGTTACAACAGAACTTGAGCCAAATATAAAATCAATATATCCTTCTGTTGCATATTTTTCTTTGACATTTCTTGAGTTTTTATGACTTATTCCCTCTGGTACTTTTAAATATGCAACACATGAGAAAGTGCCATTTGTGTGTATATGAGTAGGATTATAATCTCCTTCAAATGACCTTACAAACCATGAACTGTGTATTAATATTTCTTGTGCTGTCTTTTCATCTGACCTTACATGATTTTCTTTCATAAATTCATCATGTAATCCTCTTGTAAGATTACCAAGAAAACCACCAAATGCATGTAATTCTGGGTCTTTTATATTACATCTTAATTCTTCTGCAACATGACCTACTAATTCATGTGATTCATCTAATTCTTCTCTTTTATTGTCATCTTCTAAAATTTTGTCGCATTGTTTGTTTAATGCATCAACAAATTGTTTTGGCATTTTTGCATGTAATATACGAGGTCCAAATGGTCTTAATATATTAACTTCAAGTTGTTCTGACATAGATATTCCTCCTTTACCATGCCTTACAAGACCAATATCTAGCTTTTGTTTTAGGTCCCGGATTGTCGCAATTGTGTCTTGCTCTAAAATTCTTTCTACGACCTTTTTGATTTTTCTTAATTCTCATATTAGGGTCACCAAAAGTTACTCTTTTTACTTTATCTCCATCCATCACATAGACAACTGACTTCTTTTTACCATATGATGTTTCACCTTTTGCAATTCTTCTAGGTTTATTTAATGTAACTTTTCTGCCTTTATATGTTGCCATTACATACCTTCCATAAACACTTCTTCTAATACAGTTTCAATAAGATTAGTTGCTTCTGAATCACCTGCACCAAAATCTTCATATTTATCTTGAATTGTATTCATATATTTTCTTGCATCATCATAATTATTCATTTCAATTGCTTTAGATAATTCATTCATCAATGTTTTATTAACAAATTGATAACCTTCAACTTCTTCAAATAATTGAAATGGATTTGCCTCTGATAAATCTATCATTTTCATTGCTTCATTAGTAATGTCTATTTTCTTTTGAGTTGGCAAACCACCTGTTTGAATATTTACATTTGCAGGTGGTTGAAATGGTGTATTTCTGGCATCTTCTATCTTTTTATCCATAAATTCGCCTAATGCACCTCTATCAAGGTCTGATTCAGATAAAAATTTACCCCCTAATGAACCTAACATTTCAATTAATTTAGGTATCTTTGCCATTACTTTTTCTTTTGAGCAGGTGTATGAACTTTTTGTATTTCAAATGATGCTTTTTTAACTGCACCTTTGTGTGGTTTATAATCACCTTTCATCAATTTAAAACCTTGACCAGATTTCATCCAATGAAAACCTTTTGGTGCTTCAACTGATTTTTTTGCCATCTTTTTTCTCCTTTTGTTTTTTAAGAGTTTGTTTTGCTTTTTTAAATATATCAGCAACTTGATTTTTTTTCATCACTTTTGCTCTTTGTTCACCAACTGTTAATATCTGTATCTTTCTTGCATATGGTTTTTTTAATTTTCTTACCTTTGTTACTGTATTTCTTGCATCTGTTGGTGTTTTAAATTTTATAGATACAGTATCTTTTGGGTTTTCATCTGTATATAATCTTCTATCACTTCCTTTTGGTTTTTTGCCTGTTCCTTTTTTTGGGTCAGGTTTTCTTTTTGGTGCCATTGTTTTTCTTTTTAATAATTGTTTTTACTTTTTTCAAAGGATTTGCTCGTTTTCTTTTTACAGCAGATTTTATTTGAGATTTTGTCATTTTGTTGGCTTTAGCTTGAGGTACACATTTTGGATATCCTCTCTTGCTTTTTTTTGCAGATTTTCTTCCACATTTTTCATAGCCACCACCTTTTTTAGGTGCAGATATATCTACCCATTTTTCTTTTTTAAACCAATTGTGTAATGTACCTTTACCTCTTGGTTTAGCCATGATTATGTCTTTTTAGTTCTGTAGCCACCACCAGCTTTTTTGTATTCTCTAACAAGATAGGCATTTGCATATGCTGATGGATATACATCAAATTTAGCCTTTGTCTTTGCTTTTATTCTTGCATATAACTTAGGATTTGTAGGTACAGCTTTTGATTTTTTAGACTTTGATTTTTTTGGTTTTGCCATTTTTCTTCTTCTTTTTATTTTTTGCTAATTTTTTAAAATCAGCGCCTGTTATTTTATTTCTTGGCTTTGCAACTCTTGCTATTGCCTTTTGTTTAGATGAATATTTGCTAAATGGCATTACATCATCTCTGGCTTTGATGAACCTAACATATCATTCATCATTTCATGTACATTAGAACTGTCCATTTTAATAATTTTAACCTTTACATTATCATCATGTTCCATTTCTTGCATATCTTCTGTTTCTTCCATATCTTCTGGTGGTAACATTTTACCTTGATAACATAACAATAGAAAATTAACTAATTGTTCATCGCTTAGTTCTAGGCCTTCCGCGTCCCTTGGAAACCCCATCTTTTCCATAAACAACTCTTCGTTTTTCTCCATGTTGCTTATTTCTATCATTTGCTCTGCCATTTGATTCTCCTTTCACTAATCCAACCAACTGAGTAACTAATTTTTTCGCCAATTGTTTTACATAATTTAATAAAAATATTATTTTTGCCATATTTTCCTCCAGAAATTTCATATGCCATTTGGTTAGACCATTTGACAAAGATTGGATAAAAAGCATTGTAAATTGTTTTATTTGTTTCAATCTTTTTAGCAAACCATTTACCCCATATTTCATAACCTTTATATGTATAAAAATTAATTTTTCTACCATAGATTACATCACATAGATATATTTTTCTAGGTAATAATCCTTTTTTGTATAATGCAGTACAAATAAATGTGCTTTCTGCATCTGCAGTATCGCCTTGTTGTTCTAATGTAACCGCTCTAGAAAATGCAGGGTCATAAATGTTTTTACCTTCTTTGTCAACTGCACCTTTAATATTTGATTGAGTTATTGAATCGCCTGCAAATTGGTCTGTAGATTTTAATTCATCATCATAGAAACCACCTTTGATAGCATCTTGTATATTACTGAAACCATACATTCCAATATCTTCTTCTATTTGCGCTTTATCTTCAGCACTTATACCACTTTTAAAACCAGTGCCTGATATATTTTGTGCAGTTCTACCACTACGAAATGGTTGAGTTGTGTATACTTGTTTTAATTCTGAGTCATCTTCTAATTCTTGTTTATCATACATTTTATTCATCAACGGTGCTAAATCTAATTTAGGAAAATTTTTCATGCCAAATTCTTGAACATCTGCTCTTGTATAATTTGGACCATAATTATCAACTAATTGTTGTTGCAATTGTTTTGTCGCTGAAAAATCACCTGTTGTAAATGCATCAAATGTACTTCTTGGTTTTTCACCTAATGCTTTTCTTGCAATTTGGTTTACCTGTTGTTGATTAATTATATCTCCAATTTGACCAAATTGTCCAACAAATGGTAGTGTGCCAAAAATTGCACTTTTTGGTGTTAATGTAAAATCAATACCAAATCTTGATAAAGGTTTTACACCTTGTCTTTGTGATAGTAGACCTTCTTTTAATACACCAAATTCATTTGTGGTAATAGGAGCCATTTACATATTTCTTTGTTTATTTCTTGTTCGCATCATTTCTTTGACATCTTCAGCAGGTCTCATTGGTATTTCTCCACCCAATGCACCTAAAGCGCCTTTTGTAGCGCCTTTTGTTTCTGGTGTTACCATGCCACCAACAGGTCTTCCCATCATGTTCATAATTGCATCTGCAGGACCGCCTGTTCCTTTCGCATTCATAGATTCGCCTTCTCTTACAACACTTCTTGGGTCTAATTGTTTCATCAATTCAAATTGTTTTCTTCTTAATTCTTTTTCAATATCACCAGACAAAGCCTCGGTTGCTTGTTCTTCTGTAAGACCCATTGAAATCAACATATTCATTTCATCTATTAATTCATCAGATAAAAGGCCTTTCATTCTCATTGATGGTAAATCTGCACCCATTAAAGCTCTTAAATTACCTTCTGAATCTCTTAAATTTTTAGTAACTGTTGTTTGTTCTGGATTACCCATTGGATTACCCATTCCTCTAGCTTCCATTGATGCCACTCCAACATCTGATGCTCTTGTTTCTGGTGTAGGTCTATCTCCTACTTGTGGTTCCATTGCCATTTTAGCCTCCTTTTGCTAAATTTTTTTGTTGTAATATTTGTATTTCTGCTTCTAATTTCTTCATTTTTGCCATCAAATCTTGTTGTAATTTAGCATTATCAATTGCCATATCTTGTTTTGCTTCTGCATCTTTTATAGCCATATCTTGTTGTGCTTTTGCAGTTTCTATTTGCATATCTGTTTGCGCTCTCATCTGTGCAATTTGTGCTTCTAATTGTGCAAGTTGTTGTGCATATTGTAAAGGATTACCTTGTTGTTGTTGTTGTCCCATATTTGTTATGGCTTTAATTTGTTCCATTTGTGGTGATTGTTGTACAACTTCTGATGCTCTTTGAGATATTTCCATATCTAATTGTGGTGATATATCATCAAATTTAAATTTAGGGTCACGAATATCTGGTAATTTTGCTAATTCAAGACCAATTGCTGATTGCATTCGTTGTCTATACAATAATGCAACATGTTCTGCAATATGAGCAATTAATATTGGTTGCAAATTTCTAGCACCGGGATTACCACCTAAAGATGGGTCTGATAGAAATTGCATATGTACAGAAATATGAGCATCATGGTCTTGTTCTGGAAATGCTCTTATTGGTTTTCCATACATTACACTCATGTTCTCATCAACTGGGTCTATTCTTGATGCCTGTTCTGGTTCTTTTAATATTTCATCAATGTTAGGTATTCTAATCGCTTCTAACATTCTTTTATGTGCTTCATATTGGTCATAAAGATTTGGTGCAGATTGCATCAATTGTAATACGGATTGTCCTTGTGCAATTCTTTGTGCTGTAGAAAATACATTAGGGTCTGAAACTGGTAAAATATCTATTTTTGCATCAAAATCTGTAGAATTAATAAATTGTGTTACACCAGATAATGCAAATTCAAATTGTGCAGGTAAAAATTTAGAATTGTTTTTTGCAATTAATTTAAATTCTTGTCCTTGTGAATAATGTAATCTTTTATGTATTGCAGAAAATGATTTAGCACCTTGTTCTATTAATGCAACTGTTGAACCTACTGGTGCATTGGGATTTACATCACCAACATTTAAATCGGCAGTACTTGCAAATCTTCTTCCTGCTTCTACTATTGCGTTCATAAGATTAAATAATGTACCAGATGGTTCTTTAAATGGTAGTGGCATTATTGCCTTGTTAACATCATCTACTGTCGCATCTAAATCAGCAAACTCACCGGGATTTACCTGTAAATCACCACCTGTAACACGACCTTTTAATTTAAAACCACCCTGCATGTTAGAAAAAGCGGCACTATCTAATAATGCTCTCAATGAACCTGTGGCGGCTCTGCCTAATCCACCTATTAAATGATAAAGACCAAAACCATAAAAGCCTGTGCCGGGCAAAAATCTATATGAAACAAAATAATCTTGTTTTAATTTTTTATCATCATCTTCTTCATAATTACGTCTTATTGATACTATCTTTTGTGAATCATAATCTATCGTAACAACATAAGGAAATGCCACTATGTCATTGTTTTCTTCTGTATCTGAATAACCATCTACACCATCAAATGTTTCATACACATGCATTTCTATTAATGTTACTTGTTCATTGTATTCTGTATCTTCATATGTAGATAAACCTTCTATTTCAGAACCAATATTTTCAACAGGGTCATCTTCTGAACCTACAAATTTTATTGGCAAATAAAATCCATTATCCACATATTTATTGTAATCATTTCTTGGTATCCTAATTACATGTGAATATCTAATAGAAGTTTGTAAATCTTTACTATCTGGCGCAACAATAAAATCTTCTGCTTTTACAAATTGTGAACATTGTCTACCAAGATTAGCATCATAATATACTTTTTTAAATGCATGTCCTATTAATGGTAATTGAAATAACATTGTATCTAAATCAGGAAAGTATTCAGGCATTTCCTGTGTTATCTGATAATTCATGTAATCACGAACTCGTCGTGCTTGGTCTTCTAATTCTTCTGTAGGTTCACCAATAATAGTTGTTTTTACAGGACCACCAGATGGATATAATTCTGCAATTGCTCTAGCATTAAATTGTGTGGCTGATTCTGCAATCATAGGATGTACAACAGTGGATAATCCTCTTGTTGCTCTTTGTTCTTCTTCTTCTGTTAATCCACCATCTGGCTCTAATGATTGCAAACCTTCTTTATATCTTTCTTCCCATTCACTTCTTGCTTCTTTATCACTTTCAAATGCATCTAATAGATGTTGCGCTTTTCTATTTAATTCATTTTCATCTATTTCTTCTGCAAGATTGCTATCATGTTCTGATGTTATCTCTACAATTTCATCTAATGATTTATCGCCAATTGCAACTTGGTCATCGCCAATATTTTCAACTTCAAGATTATCGGCAGGTGCGCCTTCTTGAAATGGTATTACATTAGGTTCTTTAGCCATATTTTACCTTTATTGAAATTTATTCATTTCTGTTATAATTCTATTTAATTCTTCATCTACTTCAATAGGATAAGTTGTTTTTACTTTATCAACATCAGTAGGCATTTCTTCCATTCCAACAGGTGATGCCATGTTTTCATATACATTATAATCATTAAAATAATTTTTCATTATTTGTCCGACCTTTTTTGTTTCTATATCATCACTTCTTAAAAAATCATCAGCAATTTCAACAACTTCATCAAATGGCATTTCTGCATTTAATTCATTTATTATCATATTTGCGACATCATCTCGTGATGAAATCTCTAATAATTTATCTATATTTGTTTCATTGTTGACAATTTTAATGTCTTTAACTATTGCTTCTGGAGCGAACCCATCATCTGACATTATTCTTTGGTTAGATAAAAGTTCTCCTAATGCACCAATGCCTTGTTTAAATATTTTACTAACCATATAGTGTTAATCTCTTTCTTTCTACAATTTCATCTTCATCATAATCTGTAGAATGTGTAATAAACCAACCTTTTCTCAACCTTAACCATGCTTGAGTACATGTGTCAACTATATCATCATTATCTCCAGTTGGAAAGGCTGAACATATATCAATTAAATTTTTAGCCCATTTTCTTCCTGCAGGATAAAATATACGACCATCTTCTAACAAGGCTGAACATGCGTGTGCTCTTGCTTGTTTATCTCTATCTGGCATATATTCTAATACTGGTACTCCTGCCATTCTTAAATCTTGTAATAA